CTTTACATCATCTAAAGCTAGGGTTTTATCACCAAGCATTTGTTTATTCTTTTCCATGTTGTTCCTTAATAGCCAAATAATGGGTCAGCAATTCTAATTCCAGAGGTTTTAGAAGAGGCTGGATTAAAATCAAATACACTACTACGAGGTCTGCTCATCACTCCATACCTAATAGCATCATACAAGTGGTCTTCGCCCTTCGTATCAACATCCTCTGGCTTTTTCTTATCCAGTTGAATGATGGGAAGCTGAGCAATGGTGTTTACGCAATTGCTTGTTATAATCATTCTTGGTTGTTCTGTAAATGGGTCAGTTTGGAGTCTTCTATGCAACTCATTCTTACCTGACACCCTACTACCAGCACTTCTATCCGCTGGCCTCCAACGACAACCTTCCATAATCATCTGTTCTGCTAGCGAGGGGCCTGTATCTCCCCTCTTATGCCAGCAACTACTATCTAAAACACCATATCTAATGCCACCATCGTGTTCTTCAGCCCTCAATATCATGTGGGCTAGGTCTTTTGCCAGCACCTTGCTAACATAAAGCTCTCTATACACCACCAATTGCTCACTTGGGGTGACAGCAAACCACACTACAGCACTAAAACTACCATATCCATAGTCACAAGCCCTGAACTTTGTCCAGTTCTTAGGAATATCAAAGCTATCTACCACATGAACAGCCCTGTTAAACTCAGGAAACGCTGCTCCTTCCGCTACATCCCAGTTTCCCTCAAGCAATTGCTTGCGTTGGTGCTCTGGTAAAGACAAAAGCATGGTTTCATAGTCACCACCCTCAGCTAAGTAGGGGTTGTCTGCCAACATAGCGGGTATGAAACGCCGCTTAAACAGTGGCTGACCCTCTCTACTATGCCCCTTTGGGTATGATAGTACCTGTCCAGTGTCTACATCAGTTGCCCAAAAGGGTTTGCCAGCAGCAGCAGGGTCAATAAACATCTTCTTAACCCATGCATGCCCCGGCCCACCCGGGTTGGTAGTGGCTCTCATAAAAATTGGTAGGTCACTAGCAGGGGTACGCAAGCGAGAACGCATATAGTTCCACGCAAACGGAGTATGCCACTGTGTCAACTCATCAAAACCAATCCAACTAAAAGCCAATCCCTGATATCTCAATACATCTTCGTCTCTATCTAGATAAGACATCCACAATCTAGCTCCACTAGGAGCTTGCCATTGCATCTTTCTCTCACTCCACTTAATATTTGGATATATCTTTGGATATATTTCTTGGCTTTTCCAAATAAGTTCTCTAAGTTCTTCAGTGGTGTGACGCAACAAAAGCCCTGAAAACTGTGGGTGTCCTAAATATCTAAGAGGGTCTGCTAACATGGCATAACTTTTACCACCTCCAGCAGCACCCCCGTATAACACTTCCCTTTCTGAAGAGGCCAAGAAAATTGACTGAGGCCCCGCATTAGGTTTAAAAATTACATTCTGGTATTCTTCTTCACTTCTCAATTTTGTAGAAGGTGTCTCTAATTTCTCTGTAGTGCTCTGTTGTAAAGTAGCTGTCTTCTGTGCAGCCAACTCTTCTTTCGTACTTCTCCGCTTTCTCAAGGGCTTCTTTGTACCTGTTGGCGAGGAGACGATATGTTGTAGATCTTCTTTTTTGGGACTGTTCATTCTTTATTCTAACTTCCAAAGAGGAGGGGCCTATGTGTCTACCTGTCGTTGTTGAAAGCCAAGCAGCCACTTTAGCTAAACTATATTGCTTTAAATACTTCTTAGCTTTTTCTAAGGCTTCTAGTTCAGAAGGAATTGGCACAAGCCATCCACTATCCTCTTCATTCACCTTGTAACCAAAAGGTATTGTACGCCCAATCCTTGGAATGTCTACAAACTTTTTTCTTTTAATATCAGGCTGTGGCAATATCCACTTGCCTATTCCCCTGTCAGTCATCTACCTGTTTTTCCTTGGCAGGTAATATCATCACACCACCACTAGATTCCACCTGCACCTTATCTGTTTTAACAAAGCCAGCCCTGTCTAACAGGTCTTTGGCAGCACTAAGCTTGTCTTTGATGCCAAGCTCAGTAGGTGAGGTAATACCACCAACAACAGCCATAGCTGCTCTTGGAGCATTCATAGCAATGTAGAGCTGAGTGGCTTCAATGATTTCTTCTTTCAGATAGTTTGTAAGAAGTCTTGTGCTGTAGCCACGTGAAAAACCAGCTAAATTTTTGGCTGTAGTGATGTCTCCATTAGCCTCTGTGAATAACACTTCAAGAAACTTTTTATGTTGTTCTGTTAGTTCTTTAGCCATTGTCTTTCCTTAGATATTTTTATACACTTCTAATTGTTCTTTTTCTTCTTTGGCACATTTAAACTGTACTGTTAGGTTTAATTGTTTATTCATTGTTTCAAGTTCTAAAGACTTGTAATAAGCAAGCTGCAAACAACTCTCTATGGTTTCGTGTCTTGTTCTTTGTTGCTCCACAGCAGGTATACATGGTTGCATTGGAAAGCAAAGCATAAACTCTATTAGAAACATATTATTTAAAGTTTTCTTGTTGCATCAAAATATTCTTCTACAGAAAGAGTGACATCAAAATTGCCTGTGCTGTCTGTAAAACAAACTAGTTTGTCACCTTGATGTAGTAACATAGAAGCTGTGTTTGTTATAACAAAAACACTATTAGCACTCATCCTATATGTTCTTAACATATATTTATAAGTGGCGTGTTCGTGGTGATAAAACTGTATAGAAATATCTTTATTAGCAGTTGCACCAGAGGATACAATTAAAAAAGTAACCACAGCAGAAAAATTAACAGGACATTGATACAACAACTGAGCACTAGCACCAGCGGCTGTAGCTGTTACATTAATTGATTCTGTTGTGAATTTACTAGCGTCTTTTGCTGGCATTATTTCTTTTTAGCTACAGCGGGTTTTTTCATTACAGCGCCACCCTTAGCCATCTTACCCTTACCATCGGCAGCAAAAGCTGGTACTTTCTTACCGTCTTTTTCAACCATAGCCATACCACCAGCAGCGTAGCCTTTTTTAGCCATACCACCAGCAGCATAGCCCTTCTTAGCCATACCGCTAGTAGCCATCTTAGCTTTAGGAGGCATTGTTGGCTTAACTGCGGGTGCGTTTGGATTTGGTGCGCCGGGGCGGCCCCCGCCAGTAACAGCACCTCTTGGGCTTAGGTATCCCGCACGAGATGCACGAGATGGCGCAGCCGCTTGCATTACAGATTCGGGCGTACCCTTTACATATTTTGTCATTTCACTTGCTCCTTGTATAGGTTATTAAAAGTTACATCAGCATCCATATACGAATCATCTTGTTCCGCACAGTGAATCCATTGGCTAGGTTTAAAGTCAGGTGCTCCCTCTCCTAAAACCCAATATGCTGGACTAGTAACTCTCACCCTATTATTAGGCAAAGCTACAATGTTTCCTGTCCACTCACCAGCATCTGTTAACATCAAGACATGACTTTGTTTGTGTTGAGCGGGATCTTCTGACACCTCACTCTCAGCATAATCTACACTAAACAAATATCTTCCTGTATAAAATTCATTATTTATTTTGCATCGCCAAGGTGAGGGCTGTGCTCTCTCTATCTTTAAAATGGAATGATTGTAACTATTACAATCCCAAGGCTGTGCTAAATGTGTAGCCATTCTCTCAGGCCACTTCTCTAAAGGTATGTCCCCAACTAAAGCTGTTATAGGCATCCTAGCCCACATAGCCCCACCATGAACATTAGGCTGACTTCCATCATCAGCTTCACAGCCAGTGAAGATAACTTGAAAGCTAAGACACCTATCAGGCATGGTGGTGACAGCTACAGCTAGTGCATGTATGTATTCACCGTGATAGTCTTGGTGACCGTTAGTAAACTCTTTCCTCACCCAACATTTAAAATAGGGAATATTACTTGTCAAATACATTACACAGACTTTCTCTCTCGGTTACTTTTTTCGTTTGGACGGGGCGGCTTTGGCTTTTGGTTTAGTGACACCAATCATAATTGCTACAACAGGCATCTTAGCACCCTTTTTAGCCATAGCAGAATCTTTCATCATCTTCCATTGGCATTTATGAACAGCACCACCCTTAGCCATCTTAGGCCCTAAGGATGTAGGCTTTGCTTGCTTATAAGCTTTCTGCTCAAGCTCAACAGCCTTATCAAGATACATGTTTCTAACGTCTTGAGGCAAAGACTTGTCCTTAGCCTTCTCACGATATTTAGCTACCATCTCAGCATCTTTAGACATAATTATTTTCCTTTACCTTTACCCATATACACTGCATTATAAGCAGACATTTTCTTTTTAACCAATCCACCCTTAGCCATGCCTGTTCCTTCAGCACCAGTTGGGTTTTTTGGATCTACTCTAACGCTTCCCATAAATTCATTATCACTGCCATTGCTTGGCTTGCTCTCTGAAGTCATGGAAGCAGCGGCAGTGCCAACAGCGGCAGCAGTACCTGCTCTAACCACAGTGCGGGTAACGGCTCTATCAATGGCTGCTTCTTTAGAAGTTTTAGCTGCACCTTTAAGTTTGGAAGTGTCTGATGCCATCTTTCTCAAATCACCCATAGTGCTTGAATTGCTACGTAGAGAAGGCATGCTGCTCCACTTAGTTCCAGAAATGCCACCACCTGAACCACCACCTTCTAAAGGCTGTTCATCAAGTCCTTTTCTACCAGCTTTACTTGTAGCCATTATTTTCCAAACTTCTGTTTCTGACCTTTAGGGGGTTGTTTAACACTACCACTACCTCCAGCCCAAAGCTCCTTATTAGCCCAATAAGCAGCACTCATCTTACCCTTCTGAATGTTCTCAGCATGCCTAGCCTTAAAGCTAGCTCTTGCTTCTGGAGAATAGTTATGCCCCATAGAGGCATCACCGAAGTGAATCAGTTTTACCACACTTCCTTCTTTTGCAAGCACCATCATTTTCTTTTCTGGCTTGTCTGATTTCTTAGGCTTATTATACCCTTCAAAGGTTTTACCTCTGTATTCTATTGTCATCTGTATTTCGCTACCTTTCTTGCTATAGCCTTAGGCTGAGCAACAAACTGCTTACCAGCCTTGTTGCCAGCAGCCTTAGCTTTGTTGGTGGCAGCTTTCTCTGGAGCAGACAATCCCTTCCAAGCAGCTTCGGGGAGATAACGCTTCTTCCCTTCAGAAGGCTTACCATCGCTGGTAGTCCACTTCTGTTTACCCCACTCCTTCAAAGACTCCTGAGGCTTCTTCATGACTTGTAGCCCCCACCCTTTGCTTTATATTGCTTAGCCACAAGCTGAGCTTTTCTAGCACTCCATTCACCGGGGTCACCACCTGATGAGCCAGCCTTCACCTTAGCCACCAATGCTTTTCTCATTGTAGGTTTTGTATAATTACCAGCAGCATTAACCGTAGATTTCTTAGCCATATCTGTTTCCTTTCCTGTCTCTCCAACCCTCAGCCTTCATAGCATCTTCAACAGCATTAAGGGGAAAATAATAGCCTGTATTCTTCTCCAACGCAGCCCTAACAAAGTAAACATCGCTGTGTGGAATGTGTATATTGTCTAGGCTTCCTCTGTTCATTGCATGGTAGACATCGCTAACAACCGAGTAGGGCTTTGAAGAAAACAATCCTAGAGCTATTATTTCATCTCTGGTTGATAACAAACTTACAGATGGCTTCTTCATATAATATTTATAGGTTATAAAGGGTAGTATAGATAATTATGATACATGGTTTATAGGTTGTATATGGACAGTCGATATTCTAAATTGGTTGACGTATATATTAATATAAATTACTAGAAGAAGAAGTAAATAGATAAGTAGCTATGATGAAGCTATTATAGATTATATTAAATTGTATGTATGTAGACTTACAACTATTATATATACTTATAACGCTATAAGCTTTAATTAACTATATAGATCTTTATCTTCCCCCCTACCCCCCATTAAAGCGTAGTGTTACACATGTCAACACTTCTTGTCAAGCTTTATTTTTTATTCTTCATAAGATCTTAAGTCTTTGAATCCATTGATCTTTTTTGAATCTTAGTGAATTTAGGTGTACCGTATTTATACACCTGTCACAGCGCCATCGCTTGATCGCTTACGCTGCCGAGCGCTGCCGAGCGCTGCCGATCAGGGGGACGGGCGTGCGCCACCGGGGGGTGGGGCGCTAGTTGTATATGCTTACGCCCACAGATCAGGGAAAATCACTATGTAATGATAAAGTATACATACCCATCCCTCTTATGGAAAACGCTTTTAAAGCGTCCATCTATGCATTCCCTACCCTTGCCCTTCCCAACAAAATAAAACGTCTTCTACACCCCTTAGAAGCCTTCTATGAGGGTATTGCATAGCATCACCTTTCCCCCTGTCCATATAACATTGCCCTTGCATGTTAACATAACATAAGTTACAATGACATGTACATGAATAGATACAATGTGTAAAAACCTGTTGATTTTG